GTAGACGTGATCCCGGTGTCTGATCCTAACGCGGCCACCATGAGCCAAAAGGTGGTGCAGTACCAAGCGGTGATGCAGCTCGCGCAATCGGCCCCGCAACTCTACGACTTGGCACAGCTCCATCGGCAAATGTTGGAAGTCCTGGGGATCAAGAACGCCCAGAAGTTGGTGAAGTTGGAAGAGGACAATCGCCCCAAGGATCCCATCACTGAAAACATGGATGTGGTTCGCATGAAGCCGCTCAAGGCGTTTGCGTACCAAGACCAACAAGCGCATATCGCCACGCACCAGGCGTTTATGCAAGATCCCATGACGGCCCAAATGATTGGCCAGAACCCGTTGGCCCAGCAAATGATGGCCGCACTCCAAGCGCACATCGCCGAGCATTGGGCGTTCATGTACAGAAACATGATCGAACAACAGGTGGGCGCCGCCCTTCCGCCGCCAGACTCCGAGGAGCCACTCCCCGAAGAGTTTGAAGCCGCGCTCTCAAGGATGGTGGCACAGGCTGCACAACAGCTTCTGATGCAAAACCAAGCCAAGGCGCAGCAACAACAGGCGCAGCAACAAGCACAAGACCCGATCCTGCAAATGCAAGCGCAAGAGCTTCAGATCAAAGCCCAGGACGTTCAGCGCAAAGCACAGAAAGACCAGCAGGACGCCCAACTCAAAACGCAGCAGATCCAGATTGAGCAACAAAGAATCGCTTCACAAGAGCGTTCTGCCATGGCGGCCATCCAGTCCAAACAACAAATGGACATGGAGCGCCTTCAGTCCCAAGAGGAAATTGAAGGCATGAAGATTGGCGCACAGATCCAGAAGGACAAAGAGGAGCTGGCATCGAGGGAGGAAATAGAGGGCATGAAAATCGGGGCTAACATTGGGAGAGGTAAATGAGCATTGATTTACTCAAGCATCTATCAGGAAAGTTGCAAGAGGAGATCCGGGTGATCACTGATGACGTGGCGCTGGGAAAGGCCAAAGACTTTGGTGACTACAAGCACGCGGTAGGGATGTTGCGCGGGCTAATGATTGCTAACTCAGTTATTGCCGAAACGGCAGAAAGGTACGAGGAAATCGAATGAGCATCCTGATCGGCACAAACCCCGATGATCCAGGAACAGCAACGGTCTTGCCTGAAACCGCAGAACAAAAGGCAAAACAACTTCCAGATCCTTCTGGGTATCGCATCTTGTGCGCCATCCCAGAGATAGATGAAACATATGACAACGGCATTCTCAAAGCCGGCCTTACGGTGCAACACGAGGAGCTGCTCACCACCGTGCTGTTTGTCATCAAGCTAGGACCAGACTGCTACAAAGATCCAAGCCGTTTTCCAAGTGGCCCTTGGTGCAAGAAAGGGGACTTCATTCTAGTACGCCCCCACGCTGGCACCCGGCTCAAGATTCACGGCAGAGAGTTCCGCATCATTAACGATGATTCAGTCGAGGGTATCGTAGAAGACCCCCGCGGCATATCACGCAAATAGGAGAAGTGCATGTCTACCAAACCAAACCCGCAAGAGATCACCGTAGAGGTCGAGGGCGCTGAAACCGAGATTGAGGTTGCAGTCGAAGACGATACGCCAGAACCCGACCGTGGTAGAGAGCCGCTTCCCGAAGACATCGTTAAGGAACTCGAAGCCGACGAGCTAGAGGACTACTCGGAAAAGGTGAAGATTCGCCTGAAGCAGATGAAGAAGGTGTGGCATGACGAACGCCGCGCCAAAGAGGCCGCCGACAGAGAGAGGTCAGAGGCGATTACCTTGGCCCAGAAGCTGATGGAAGAAAACAAAAAGCTGAAGGCTAAATCGTCTCACTCCGAAGTGGCGCTTATTGCGTCGTTCAAAGAGGCCAGCGCACGGCAGCTCAAAGAAGCGCAGACCGCCTACAAGGATGCGTTTGAATCAGGTGATTCAGACCGTGTATTAGAGGCGCAACAGGCTTTGAATACGGCGCAGATGCGTGCAGCGCAGGCAGAAAAACTTAAGAACGTGCCTTTACAAAAGGAAGAAACTGAGGTAAATAACCAAAATCAGCAGCCGGAGCAGCAGCCGGTTATTCAGCGGGACACCAAAGCGGCAGCGTGGCAAGAGCGCAATGCCTGGTTTGGCAAAAACCGCCTGATGACGGCCATGGCGCTTGGGTTGCATGAGGAATTAGTGGAGCAGCATGGGCAAGCCTATGCAACGACGGACGAATATTATGACCGCATCGACAAGACCATGCGGCAGAAGTTCCCCGAAGAGTTCTCCACAAAAACGCAGACTGGGGGCGGCAAGCCCAGTCAAGGCGCAAGTAAGCCTGCCACCGTGGTTGCTCCGGCATCACGAAGCACAGCCCCCAAGAAGGTTGTGTTGAAGGAAAGTCAGGTGCGTTTAGCTAAACGGCTAGGGATTGCGCCTGAAGTTTACGCCCGTGAGTACCTGAAACTGGAGAACCTAAATGGCTGAAAATAGACTTGCACGCGAGATTCAGACCCGTAGCGAAGCCGAGCGCCCCAAATCGTGGCACCGCCCGGAAATCCTTCCCGAGCCGGACAAACAGCCGGGATACGCTTACAGGTGGATTAGGGTTACGACGAACGGCCAGGCGGATGCAAAAAACATCTCAGCCAAGTTCCGAGAGGGATGGGAGCCGGTGCGTCTTGAAGAACAACCCAAGTTCAAGCTGCTGTCAGACCCCAATAGTCGATTCAAAGACAACATTGAGGTTGCTGGTCTGTTGCTCTGCAAGATGCCAGAGGAGTTTGTGGGCCAGCGAACGGCGCACTACGCCAAAGTTACCCGCGACAACATGGACGCTGTGGACAACAATTTCATGCGGGCAAGCGATTCGAGGATGCCCCTCTTTCAAGAGAAAAAATCTTCAACATCGTTTGGCCAAGGTCGTTAATTTTAGGAGTCCTTCCAAATGGCTTACCCATCAGTTGATGCCCCTTACGGGCTGATTCCGATCAATTTGATCGGCGGTCAGGTGTTTGCCGGCGCGACTCGCCAGATCCCCATCAATTCCGGTTCGGCTACCAACATCTTCTTTGGTGATGTGGTCAAACTGGGCAGCGATGGCACTCTGTCGAAAGACGTTGGCACCGACGCCGCCACCCCGGTTGGTGTTTTCATGGGCTGCTCGTACACCGACGCCACTTTTGGCAAAGTGTTCCGGCAGTATTACCCTGCAAGCACCGTTGCCTCTGACATCATGGCTTATGTCGAAGACGATCCCGATGCCTTATTCAAGGTTGCTGTGGTATCGGCCACGACCGCTATTAGCTATGTGAACCGCACCTCTGTTGGCAACAACGCTGTGCTGGTTCAGAACAGCGGCAGCACCACCAACGGCAACTCCAAAGTCGCCGTCAGCTCCACCACTGCCACGACCAGCACTTTCCCGGTTCGTGTCATTGACGTGGTTCCCGAAACAGCGATTGCTGGATACCCTGGCTCATACACTGAAGTAATTGTGAAGTGGAACGCCGGTATGCACCAGTACGACAACCCGACTGGCGTATAAGGAGTAGATCATGGCAATTTCACGCGCACAGCTACTCAAAGAGCTGCTTCCTGGCTTGAACGCTTTGTTTGGTATGGAGTACAAGACCTACGGCGAAGAGCACAAGGAAATCTTCGAGACTGAAACCTCCGAACGTTCGTTTGAAGAGGAAACCAAACTGTCTGGCTTCTCCGCCGCTCCGGTGAAGAACGAGGGCAGTGCGATTGCCTACGATAACGGCCAGGAGGCATGGACTGCACGCTACAACCACGAAACCATCGCGCTGGGTTTCAGCCTGACGGAAGAGGCCATTGAGGACAACCTCTATGACACTCTGTCGAGCCGTTACACCAAAGCCCTGGCCCGTGCTATGGCGTTCACCAAACAGACCAAAGCGGCTGCTGTTCTGAACAACGGCTTCTCTTCGTCTTACAAAGGCGGCGACGGAGTTGAGCTGTTCTCGACAGCACACCCGCTGGTGTCGGGCGGCACCAACTCCAACGAACCTTCGACCCCCGCAGATTTGAATGAAACCTCCCTTGAGGCGGCAGTTATTCAGATTGCGGCGTGGACGGATGAGCGTGGGCTGCTGATTGCTGCCAAACCCCGCAAGCTGGTGGTTCCTCCGAACCTTCAGTTCGTTGCAACCCGCCTGCTCGAAACTGAGCTGCGTGTTGGAACGGCGGATAACGACATCAACGCCATCAAGAACAACGGGTCGATCCCGGAAGGCTACACCGTCAATCACTTCTTGACGGATACGGACGCCTGGTTCCTGATGACGGATGTGCCCAACGGCCTGAAGCACTTTATTCGTACCCCGCTGGCAACGTCCATGGACGGTGACTTCGATACGGGCAACGTGCGCTACAAGGCCCGCGAGCGTTATTCGTTCGGATGGTCTGATCCGCTTGGCGCGTTCGGTTCGCCGGGCGCTTGATAGAAAGCAGAAAGGGGGTGTCAAAACCCCCTTTTTGCTCTATCATAAGGTTATCTAGGAAACCTACTTGTACAGACTGGCCTAGCAGACTTTGTAGAGACTGTACAAGGATGTGCTACAACACGAAAGGATTGTCATGGCACAGACCACGTTCCAGGGGCCAGTGCGCTCTCTGGGGGGTATCTTCCAGCAAGGCCCCAACTCTGTAGTGCCGATTACGGCTAGTACCACTCTTAATCCTACCGAACACGGTGGCCGCATTCTGACGGTTGGTGGCACGCTTGCCTCCAATGTCGTTTTGACTCTGCCCACGATTAACACGTCGGATGACCCTTCGTCGTCCGGCCCGGGCGCCGACCCCAACACTGCTAACAATGAGGGCGTGGTGTACACCATTTGGGTGCCCACGACGATTGCTACTAGCAGCCTGAAGATTGGTACTGATGGCACGGACCGTTTCATCGGCACTCTGTTGTCGGTAGACACCGATACCTCTGGCGCGATGGTTGGGTTTACCGCGGGCGCCA